CTGTACACGGCGTAGGAGACGGCGATACTACAAATTCTTCAACAGCAGGTGTTTCAAAAAGCAAAGGTGTTTCTAAGACAAACACTGGCGAATCAGGTTCCGGAGTTCAATCCCATCCAGAGAATCAAATTGCAAGATCTTTTAATGATGCTATCGTAAACAGTGAAACTGATTTAGTAACAATTGAATTAGAAATATGGGGAGATCCATATTATATTGCAGACAGTGGATTTGGAAATTATAACGGTAAGAGTGCAGGCTTAAACATAACAACAGACGGCACAATGGATTATCAAACTTCTGAAGTAGATATTATTGTTAACTTTAGAACACCTGTAGATACACGAGATCCAGGATTTATGAAGTTTCCAGCAGGTGGTCAAAAAGCAGTTGGTGCATTTAGTGGATTATATCAAGTTACACAAGTTACACATACTTTTAGTGGAAATCAATTTTCACAAAAACTTAAAACAATTAGACGTAGAAATCAACCAGAGGATACTGGAGCGCAGCCATTAGATATTGCAATCGAAGCAGTAATTGAAAAAGGACTTGATGCTATAATTTCACCTCTAGCAAGCAAAGCTGCTGCACCTTTGGCTAAGTTAGAGGGAGACATTCAAGGTGCAATTAACGAAATAGGTGCAGCTCTTGCATCTAATCCTATTAGTAGTGCATTAAATAACGGTGTTGCTGCACTTGATGCAGGAATAGCAGAAGCTGGAAATGCAATATCCTCAGCGTTATCAACCCCAATTATTCCGCCAAAACTAGTAGACAATGCTATAACATCGGCCTTAAATACTCAAACAGTTGCTTCAACCTCAGCAACACAAGCAGCTAATGATATATCATCTGCACTAACAGGAGATTCTACATAAGATGGATAAAGTTAATAAGAATCAAATAGAACGTACAACTAACGCCGGATTTAAAGAAAAATTTCCATCTCAACCAGTAATTGCAATAGTTAGAAATCACCTTGACAGTACATATATGGGTAATTTAGAAGTAGAAATTCTAACTGCAAGCAATTCAGGACAATCTACAAATGCACCAGGTCAAATTTTACCTGTTAGATACCTTACTCCTTTTCACGGAGTAACATCATTAGAAGGAACTTCAAAAAATGAAGGTGCAGCCAACAGTCAACGCAGTTACGGATGGTGGGGTGTGCCACCGGATATTGGATCAAAAGTTTTAGTTATATTTTCTGAAGGTGGAGAAGGTTTTTGGCTAGGATGTATTCCAGAAGATCATACAAATATTATGACACCTGACCCTTGGGTTTCTAGTACATTTAACAGCAAAGATAAAACAAAAAAACTACCTGTTGTTGAATATAACAAAAAGTTAGAAGACGGCAAGGGGCGAGATAGTACACAATTTATTAAACCTGTTAATGAAGATGCAGTTAATGCATTAACAGAACAGGGTTTGATTGAAGACGAAATACGAGGTCTAACAAGCACTAGTGCAAGGAGAGAATTGCCAAGTGCTGTAATGGGTTTTAGTAGTCCAGGACCTCAGGATAAAAGACCAGGAGCACCAAGAGTAAACTATGGTGAAAATTTTGCACAGACACCTGTACCTCAGAATCGTTTGGGCGGATCTAGTCTTGTGTTTGATGACGGTGATGCAACACTAATACGTAAAACTCCTGCTAAAGAAGGACCACCAGTTTATATAAATGTTGAAGGTGGTGAAAAAGGCGGTGATCCTACATTGCCACATAATGAACTTGTGCGTTTAAGAACTCGCACAGGGCATCAAATTTTGCTGCACAATACAGAAGACTTAATTTACATTGCTAATGCAAGAGGTACAACTTGGATAGAATTAACAAGTAATGGAAAAATTGATATCTATGCACAAGACAGTATTAGCGTACACACAGAAAACGACTTAAACTTCAAAGCAGACAGAGATATTAACTTTGAAGCAGGGAGAGATATTCATACAACAGCTGGCAACAGTATCTTTACTAACGCAACAGCAGATATACACACTAATGCAGGCAAGAACATTTACGAAACCGCTGCAACAAATTGGGAAATTAAAGCAGGTACTGATGGCAAAATTACAGTAGGAGGATCGAGCAATATTAGTGCAACAGGCAATCACGTAGAAACCGCAGCAAATATTCATATGAACGGACCAGCTGCTGCAACAGCAACGGCTGCAACAGAAGCAAATATACCTTCTAGAGTTCCGCAACACGAACCGTGGGACGGCCACGAAAATTTAGATCCTACATCATTTACTCCTGAAAAAACAGATAGTAAAGAAGAAGAACAAACTAAAGCAACTCCTGCAAAAACACCAGATACATTTAAGAAAAATACAAAACGAGATGTGAGAGAAACGCCCAACACTCAACCTCCAGAAGCAGAAGAAGCACCGACCACAACCGATAAGGGCGTAGTTAAAAAGCCAGAAGTAAAAAAAGGATTACCTACAGATATAGCAAATGCAGTTTCGGCTGTAAAAGAATCAATAAACTCATCAAGTGTTGGTGGCCTTATTAATGCTGTAGTTGATGCAGGAAAACAAGTTACGTTTGGTTTAGGACAAAGCATTGTAGGTGCAATAGATAGTATAGCAGGACCCGGTACTTTAAATTCGATCAAACAAGTAGGGGGAGGAGCTATTTCTGACTTAACAGCGTCAACAACAAATTTACTTGATTTAAGAACTACTCTTGCTAAAGGAAATTTACCTACAGCAATTCCGGCATCTAGTAATACAGGACAATACGGAAATTCTACAGATAGACAAATTGTTGCAGACGTAGGTTCGGGAAAATATAAAGCAAATGAAACTGTTACAATGTCAGATGGTTCTAAATTACGAGTACAAGAAGTAGATGGTAAACGACAATTAGTCAATTTTAACGTAGGGTAAATACAGTATGAGCACACAAGAAAAAAACATATATAAGCAAATTGTTGTTCCTAGCAATCAGAAACAAGAAGTTGTTCCCGAGTCAAGAGCTTACAGAGGTATTAGTACCGTTAACCCTGATGCATCTGAATGGGTATTATATGACATTGAACTAATCAAACAGGATATTATTAATAATTTTCATATTAGACAAGGTGAAAAATTAAGCGATCCTGAGTTTGGAACTATTATTTGGGATATATTGTTTGAACCACTCACTGATCAATTGAGAGATGCAATTATTAAAAATGTATCTAGGATAATCAATTACGATCCTAGAGCAAATGTTGATGACATTACAGTATCGACATATGAAAGCGGAATACAAATTGAATGTACATTAACTTATTTGCCTTACAATATATCAGAAACAATGCGATTAAAGTTTGATGAAGATGCTGGCTTCCTTGCATAAGATAAAGTACGCACTTAATCAAAGCGAATAAATACATTATAACGAGGAAAGCACAAAATGTCATCCACAGATAGACAAAATAGATTACTACTTGCAGAAGACTGGAAAAAAGTTTATCAATCCTTTCGAAATGCAGATTTTAAGTCTTATGATTTTGATAATCTAAGACGTACAATGATCTCTTATTTAAGAGAAAATTACCCAGAAGATTTTAACGACTATATTGAATCAAGTGAATATCTAGCATTAATAGATATGATTGCATTTTTAGGTCAAAATATTGCTTTCCGTATTGACTTAAATGCAAGAGAAAACTTCTTAGAACTAGCAGAACGCCGTGAAAGTGTACTACGTTTAGCAAGATTGCTTTCCTATAATCCTAAACGTAATCAAGCATCAAACGGCCTTTTAAAAATTGAAGCAGTTAGTACAACAGAAGAAATTACTGACAGCAACGGATTAAATTTATCAGAACAAACAATCCAATGGAACGATCCTAGCAATCCAGATTGGTACGAACAATTTATTCGTGTAATGAATGCTGCATTGCCAGTAAATGGAACATTCGGTCGTCCTGTTAAAACAGAAACAATTAGTGGAATTCCTACTGAACAGTATCGTATGAATTCTACAAACACAGAAGTTCCTGTGTATAGTTTTTCAAAAACAGTTGACGGTAAAACTGTTGCATTCGAAGTAGTTAGTACAGACATTACAGATACGGACATTGTTGAAGAAGCTCCGTTCCCCGGTAATAATTTTGCTTTTCTTTACAGGGATGATGGCCGAGGCGTAGCAAGCTCTAACTCCGGTTTCTTTACTCACTTTAGACAAGGAACTATGGACCAAGGACAGTTTAACGTAGACAGCCCGTCTACAAGCCAAGTAGTTGCAGTTGATGCACGTAATGTAAACAACACCGACATATGGTTATATAAATTAGATAGCTTAGGCAACGAGCAAGAACTTTGGACTAAAGTTGAAGCAGTAGAAGGCAACAATGTTATCTATAATAGTTTAAACAAAGGTATTCGAAATATCTATAGTGTGCTAACACGCATTGAAGATAGAATTAGTTTAATTTTTGCCGACGGTGTGTTTGGCAATTTACCTCAAGGTAATTTCCGTGTGTATTATAGAACAAGTAAAAATCAAAGATTAATTGTTTCACCTGATAATTTAAGAGGAATTGCAGTTCGTATTCCTTATGTGTCTAGAGCTGGTACAGCAGAAACAATTACCATTACACTTGAACTAAAAAACACTGTTGATAATGCAACTATTTCTGAAACAAATGCAAGTATTAAGAAAAATGCTCCTGCTTCATATTATACACAAAACAGAATGGTAACAGCCGAAGATTATCAAATTGGACCATTAACAACAAGCCAAGAAATTGTAAAAGCAAAAAGCGTAAACAGAACATCTAGCGGTATAAGTAGAAACTTTGACTTAGTCGATGCAACTGGCAAATATTCTAC